GGTTTCCTGAGCATGGCCGAAGTAAAAGAAAGCATCATAGATTCATTTATTTCTACCCTCATAAACTGAGTGGTTCTTCAGGACTTTGAGCATGCCTGAAGTAAAACAAAAATATCTACCCGTATAAACTACGTGGTTCTTCAGAACTTTGAGCATGTCTGAAGTAAAACAAAAATCGATTTATCGTAGTATGTATTTTATACATACTTTAAACAGATAGAAAGCTTCTGGTGTCTGGTATCCACTAGGAGTTTTTTATCTTATATATCTTCTGTCTATGCCAGAAGTAAAACGTAGTTGTTTCTTATTGATACAGAAATGTAAAAAATCACCCCATACTCTTTTGAGTATGGGGTTTCTTTTTTTTT